GAGCTGACAATTGTTTTATAGGCCAATAAAGGCGCATCACTTCTTACGCCTTGGCCTAAATAAAAACCTCTTGAAATTGCAATTGTCATTATATAACCACCGTTCCGCCGTCAATTTGATATTGAAGTAACCTGCTAACAATAGAGTTAAACATGCCACCGCTCAAAAGCGTATCCTCAGAAATACCCTCAACAAATAAAGTTCCTCCCTGGCTTTCTCCTCCGCCTACTGATTGAGCGCTTGTTGATGTTGCCTGTGGCGGCGCGGCGCTTGGCGCTGGCGCTGGCGCTCCTCCACTGCCAAAACTCCGGCTTGCTAACTGGCTAATCATAACACCCGTTGATATTGCTGAGGTTGCCGCATAAGCCGCGCCAAGTATAGGGCCGCCAATTGCTGCCCCTGCCTTATAAGAGCTAATACCTGCGGCGATCCCGTCTATACCTGCCTGTGAGATAGCTGCAATTTTACCGATTTCAAATAATTTTTTGTTTTCGGTGCTCATAAGAGAGCCAAGATTGCCGAACATTTTTGACGCAATGCCAAGCCTGGCGTTTAATTGGGCCTCTTCGATGGCTGCCTGAGCTGCCGCAAATTCCTTTGATTGTTGTAGCTGAGAGGCGTTGAAATCCTCGCCTGACGAAAGTCTTGAATCTGTATATTGCAAATAAGCATCAAGCAAAGCATCATTTTTTGTATTCTCTGCCTCAACCTCCGGCGGTTCTCCCATGTCAGTATTGGCATTTAAAACAGTCTCACGCGCTGCAACCTGTGCCGCCGCCGCCTCATCTGCTTTTGCTTTAACCTCTGCCGCCCAATCGGTCAAAACCTGGCTTGGCAATGGCTCCATTAATAAATCGTGCATTTCTCCCAATACTGCCGAAACTTTATCCTTTGCCTCTTGCGTCATTGCCTCCGCTTCTGCCGCAAATTCTGACTGGCCGACTATTAAATTTTCAATATTGACACCGGGAATATTATTAACGCCGTTAATCATAGAATTAACAACGCCCAAAACGTCCTGGTTCATTTGGTCGAATGCTTGAATTATCTCGTTTGTGATAATAGAAACGCCGGCATTAAGGCCCCAGAATGCAACTTCAAGCCCCTTTACAACAACCTGAATTCCTCTGATAGCGTTTGCAACAAACCCGGCGCCCTTTATAGCAATATTAAAAGCGGTTTCTATTGCGCCCTGAAAGCCTCCGGTATCCTCTGCAGCATCTAAAAATTGATCCGCAATTGCTTTTATTATTGGCGACATTTCGGCAGACATTCGATTAGTAATGCCGTCGATTACCTGGCCGACCTCATCAAATGTTTTCCCTGTCTGCGATAATTGAGCGGTATCAATATTCGACAAAACAATACCAAGCCTTTCGGCTCTGTCGGCAGCCTCATTCATGGCCTTGCCGTTGTTTTTCATTAACGGGATTAGCGCGGTTGAGTCTGAGGCTATGGCTTCCATGTAAAAAGTCATTTCAGACTGCGATAAATTGGCCTTTTCTAAGCTTGATACATAAAGCTGCAGAGCATCAGCCCCGTTCAGCTTTTTAAATTCGTCTGTCGTTACTCCAACTTTAGGCCCTATATTCTCGAAAAAATCCGCCATTGGGCCGGCGCCGGTTTGCATAAAGTCGCCAACTTTATCTGAAACATCCTTGAAAATATCGGCTAATTTGTCGTTTTGAATACCAACGGTTCTTGCGGCTGCAGCCTGCTTTTTGAATTTCTCGGTTGTTAGTCCAGATAGATAAGCCAGGTTTTCAAGCTCAAGCGCGGCCTCTGCGCTCCTTGCAGTTAATGCAACCGCGCCGGTAGCGGCAGCGGCAGCGGCAGCGGCGCCCCATTTGACAACGGCGGTCCCCGAATCTCTGAGTTTTTGCTGCAGATCGGAATCGTCACCTAAAATTCTAACTCGTATTCCGCCGGCGTCTTGGGTCGTCATTTGCCTTTTAGCTCCTGCAATTCCTGATACATTTGTTCGCGTTCATCTGGCTCTTTATTTCTTTGTCTCGCCCAAATAACCGCCCAAATTTCGCCTAATGTCATTTGGCGGACCTCCGACGGCGACAACCCTAGATCATTGACTGCTATCCCGTAGAGTTGCCAGAATTCGCCTTCCTGGTCTTCTTCGGCCTCGCTCTTGACCGCTTTGTTGGTGGCTTTTTTGCTGCTGCCTCAACCTTTGGCGCTGGCATACAGGCCAATAAAATTGTTTGTACTAATGTTGTTGCGTCCCTGCCAACGCCGCCGCCAGTCTTGAGAAAAATATCCTCGACCGAAACACTCGCGCCGGCAAAATTAAGCGTTTTTGCAATAACCTCGCAAGCTCTGCCGCTTGGCATGTCACCCTTTGAGAGTCTTATATATAACTGGGCCAATGAACAACCCGCGTCACTCTCTAAAAAGTTTATAAATTCAATTGACGGTCTGACCTTGTAGGTTTCGCCGTCAAAATCAATTTCAATATCATTCCAAATTTTAGCCATTTCTCGTCACCCGTTTTTAAAGTTTAAATAACCGCCGTTTTCACCACTGCGCCGCTTGAGCTAAATGCCGCACTAAACGTTGTTGCGTCATTGTATGGCGCCCCTTGTGAATAGTTTGTCATCATGAAAGTGCCTGCAATCTTGTATTTCCCTGAGCCTAAATTCCATTCAAGCGGCTTTGAAATATCGGTCCCACTAAGAGACAAATCAAGCAAAGTCTCATCTGTAGAGTCCATCATTCCATCCATACTAATTTCAACGGCTTTTTCGCCAGGCGTGACAAGTAGCGCTTGCACTCCGGCGTCATTGTCTGCAGTCACATTAATAACAGTGTTATTAATTGTTATGCTCTTTGTTCTGCCTGCCGCCACTGGCGTTCCATCTACTGATAGAATAATGGCGCGTCCAATTGTATCACCTGACATTTTAAAACCCTCAGTTTGTTGTCATTAAAACCCTAAAGCGTTGAATGGAATGCCCTGTAATTCCATCACTCTCTATGGTTGAGCGTTCAAATTCTGAAACGCAATCTAAAACAGTATATCCAGTTACATTAATATTGCTACGGTTTAATAGATTGTAAATATTGCCGGCTTCCTCTTTGGCTACCTTCAATCCTTTGCTCAAAGGGTTTTTATCCCAAACGTGAATCATAAGCGTTATATCAAAGCCCGTTTGCAAGTCGGCATCATGCGGCGTTGCGGTATCCTCACCAATAACAACATAAACGCCTGATTGATTGTCTGGCGTCGCGCCTAAACTAAAAACCGGAACTGTTAGCCCGGTATTTAATATAGTATAAATCGTTTTTTGTAGCTCCCATGTTGCACTCATCTTAATGCTCCGTTTACGCCCTCTTTCATTAACTTTTTAATTTTATCTTTGTTTGACTCAAGCGCCGGGTTTAACCATGGCCGGGCTGCCATTTTTGAGGTCCCAAATTCAAGGTCTGGCGCATATCCAAGGCTTGAGCCAACATATACATCATTTTGCTTTACTTCAACCTGAATAGAATTTACTAGCCGCCCGGTATCGGTGTTCGGCGCTTCTCCGGGTCCCGCTGCAATATGCTTATAAGTATTTCCGCCGGCTCTTGTCCTGCTTACTTCTTTCCCTGGGCTGCTTGACTGGATACTGTCAATTGCCTCAGCCCTAACCATTTGGCCGCCCACAAATGCGGCCTGAGCAACATTTATTCCAACCCGCTTTGCAATAGCTGCAAGGTTTTTGTTTATCTGGTCCATGCCTTGAACGCTGTCTGAGTCTGTCATGTTGCGCGGCCCTCTTCTGCTAGAATTTTAAGCCACTTGTTGGTTTCATCAATATTAATAATTGCCTTTATTTGCATAACACGGCTTTTAAAAACAATACGGTCGCTTGTCAAAATACCGGACCTATATCTAATTATTATTGTGTGACTTACGGCGCCCTCAACTCGCATCCCTTGGAATGACTCACCGCCGCTATTTGGCGTTATCTTTGCCTTTGGCGCTCCGTTTGTAATCTCCGCCCATCCTGCAGTATAACCGCCGCCGCCGTCTGCTACCTGGCCGGCTCGTTGAATGCTTATTTTGTGCCTCAACTGAGAGGCTTTTATTTCATCACATTTAGACATTTCGCTTTTCTTCCCAGACAAGAGAATAAACACCCTCGGCATTGGTGTTTCCATCTAGCCGTTCAATCTGCAAATAATAAATGCCTGCAGAAAGCCCTCTTTCGTCGCCAACGGCCCCTGTAACAGTTTGAGATTTCGCATGACCCCCGCCCGCTCTGAGTCTGATTGTCTCTACTGAAACCTGTCCGACGGTTGGCGTAAAAACTCCGCCCGTGGTTATACCTGCAAGCGGGTCGAGGTCTTTTGTCTCTGCTGTTAAATTCACTCTGTAAATAGGTACAACATCAGAAAAAACGCCAGATTCGACGCCCTGAGTCGATCTAAATGCTGTAAATTTAACTGCCTCCAAATCACACGTTAAATCTTGCAACTGCAAAATAAAATCAACCGGGCTTTCAAAGCGTAGAACAATAGGTGTTTCGGCAATTGAATACTCATGTGATATTCTAAATTGCTTCCCCTCATTGAAAGCAGTGTTCCCGTTGTCAACTTCAAGCCGCGCATAATCAACATCTGCTCTGGAAGCTAAAACCGGCAAAGCAAATCCCTTTCTCCATGGATTCTTTAAAGTCATAGCCTTGCAGCCTTATACCTGTCAAATACCACCTGACAACCTGATAGCTTATATGCGTCCTCTGTGCTGCATTCATCCCCTCTGTGGCCGTACAAATGAGCAACCATCATGATCAATGCAAGCCTTAAATCTGCGGGGACGTCGGCGGCTGTAAGTCCATAGCCAGATACATATAAGATTTGAATACCGTTTGCCGACTCAGACACCGGCGGGAATGTTGAGCCACTTTTAAGGACCAACCGGCCCGGCTTTTCTTGAGTATCAACAACAAAAACATCAGCAACGGTAATCGCCTGGCTGTCTGCCGTCATGGTTTCAATGCTTTGCAACGGATACCTTGGCAAATAAACTGCCTGTGCGCGTCCTGTGCTCTGCAAGTCACCAATAGCGCCGTCTCTTACACCATCCCACCATTCCCCGCCGCTCATCGGCCAGCGGTCAATAGTCATCAACCATTTTTGTGTAATCAGTGACAATCCTGTGATTGTCTCTGCAAAATTACGGCTCGCCTCAATATAAAGCGTTAAAATTGTATCGTCATCATTAGTATCTAAACCAATTTGAGCCTTTACCTCTGTAAGGGTTATAGGCTCAACCGCTGGCTTAGTGTCTAAGCTGTGACCTCTAAATTGGTTGTAAATTATCCCATGACGTAAAGCCATAATTCTTTAACCTTTTGAAGTAGGCCCGTTTTTTGGCTTGGTTGTTGTTGGCTTGAGCTGCCTGGCTGGTTTATCTTTTTTTTTTGACTGGCTTATATCGTCAATTTTTGCCTTTGGCGGCTTAACTTCTTTTCCGGCTTTGTCTGCAATGGCATATTCCGCAGCCTGCCCGGTTATAATTTCGCCCGCCTTAAATTCTTTTATGATGTAACCATCGGGGGCGCATTTATAATCTTTATCTAATTTACAGTGCATGGCGTGGACCTCTTATAGATAGGGAAAATTAGGCCGATCCATGGCCTAAACCAACTATTAAACCGTTGGTTTTCTGTGCGCGTTTCCAGCAATAACCATTGATGAAACTGCAACATTAGTTTCGCCACCTAAAGCGAATACTGGCCGCACATACTGTTTACTGCCACTATAGCCAAATTGGTACGCGGTATTCGCCGCCAATGTTGGTTGTGTGCCTTGAATGTCGCCAGCGGCAACGGCTGCAAATGTCACGTTGTCATCAGACTCCTCAAGAATGATGGTTGCATCGCCAGCAACGCCGGTAATGGCTCCAACTGATACGACAACGGCGGCGGAAGAGAAGCCTTGCAAATTAACGCCCTCACCATTTACCGCACCTGCTGCAACTTGTGGCCGGATTGATTCGACGGCCAGGATATTACTTTGTAAATCACGGTTCATTTTAAAATCCTCTAATTAAACCAGTAATAAAATAAAGCGCCCAGTTAAAGGCGCCTTAAATTATGCCGCAAACTTAATAAGCTTTAACGCCTCAAAGTTTACAACGTCGCCGCCTACACGTTTAACCGTATAGAAGTGAATAAACGGCTTGTTAGTATAAGGATCACGCAAAACGCGAATTCCTGCCCGGTCTACAATTTGATAGGTTTCTCGCATATCACCAAAGGCAATTGAAAGTGAGCCCGTTGCTAGTTGTGGCATATCCTCAAACTCGCCAATACCATAGCCCATCAATGTTGATGGTGCGGCGGCATCCATACCCGGCGCCCACAAATAACGGCCCTGGGAATCTTTAAGCTTGCGGACCTCGCCAACTAAAGTCCGTGGCATAAAGAAGCTTGCGCCTGAGCGATAACCCTGTTTTAGTTTTTGGATTACATCAACCAAAACATCAGCCCCGGTTCCATCGGTCTTGAACCCACCGTTTGCGCCTGAATTAACCTGCTCAATCTGGCCCGGCAAAGTCGTTCCTGCCGCATAAGTCAAGAAGCCTCGCGGCTTGCCTACGCCGTCACCATTAACAAAAGCGTTATTTTCAACTCTTGCAAATTTGTCAGCAACCTTGCCAGATAACCAAGCTTCAAGATTAACGCTTGCATCATCTAAAAGCTTTTGAGTAGCTGCAGGGTTTGCATATAGCTCGTGAACTGGAATTGACCACTTTTTAATCTGTGGCGTTCCTGTTGATGGTCGCGCTGCAGTCTCGCCAACCCAACCCGCGCCGGCTTCGTCAAGGTCGTGCGTACCTTCTAGTGAGTCGGTCCCGATTGTCTGCTGAGAAGCAAACTGTCGCATTGGTGACGTATCATATAGTTGGGTAATAATTCGCCCACCCATATCAGGATCAACCATATAACCGCCGTCTGGGTCAGAACCAACCGACAACGCCTTTTGAGCGTCTAGGCTTACATGATCACCCTTGCGCATCATTTCAGCAAAACCAGCCTTGTATTCCTTCATTGCTGCAGCGTCAAATTTCTCATCAGACGGAATGCCGCGCCGCTGTCCAACCATTGCGGCGAATTTGCTTGCTGCCTTTTCCAACTTCTCACCGGCTTCATCGCCAGAACCAAAGCTTTTCCGGGCCGCCAATTTTTCAAGGTCTAAAATCTGGCCTTTCATGCCGTCAAGGATTGCAATTTCCTTGTTTAATTTTTCAACCTTTTCGGTCAAAAGCGGATCGGCAACGCCTTTTTTCTCAATTTCTGCAAGACGCAAATCATTCGCTTTTTTGAACTGGTCAAAATTGCTATTCAACTTTTCGACTACTTCATTTAACTCAGGCATTTTGCTGCCCTCCAATAGTGTTTGATAATTTTTTAAGTGACTCAAGAAGTTCATTATCAGCGTCTCGCTGATTTTTGTCTACTTTAAAGCCGTCGGCGGTAATTCGTACCGCCTCTTTCCTTGAATATCCAGCGTCTCGCAGGAATTGTTCAAATTCTCTTTCAGATTTAATTGATTTAACGCTTGTTACCAGTGCCTCAGAATTAGCGCCCCATGTAACAAGACTTACCTCCCATAAATCAACCTCTGTAATAACCCGGCCCCGGTCGCCGTTGCCCGCCTCAACAATGTTAAAGCCAACGCTCATGGCGTCAAGCTCACCAGCTTTCATCAAGGCATAAGCTTCTTTGCCCTTTTGAACGTCGAGAATGAAAAAGCCCTTAACCCAAAGCCCGTGTTCATCTTCTCGCATTTCGGTAAACTTGCCGATAATCATTGTAAAATTGTGCTGCCATAACATTTTCGGCAGTTTGCCCTTTGCTTGCAGGGCCTCAATTGATTTCTTAAATGCTCCCGTCATAATTACATCGCCGTCAAAATCTTGTATACCAAAAACCGAAGCATAACCCTCAAAATGGCCGCTTTCATCTAGCGCTTTTATATCTAGCTTTACATTGAAATTTTTATTGACCTTTGACATTGGTTAAACTCCCGAAATTAATACTTGCTATTCAATCACAAAAATTATAGCGCATCTACAGTTTATTATCTCTTCTGCTGAGCCTGACGGGTCGCCAGGGTATCTTAATTTATCGCTTCCTACGCGAAATTTCTCATCCATGCCGACAATCTGACCCTTTGCTTTTGCGTGGCTATCACGGGTTCTACTACTTGCAGACTGCCACCGCCGTTTCATTGGCAATCCTACCGCCTTGGCGCTTGCCTGAGCTGCAGCGTTTGCGCTGGCGTGTGTTTCTGTCCTGGCAATTGTTTGTGAACGGCTTGCGCTCTTTGTTGGCGCTATGGCTCGAATTTTTTCAGCTATCTCTAGCTCGGTATCACCCGCAAGAATTCCGGCCTCGATAATGTTTTTAATATCGCTTCTTGTCGTGTCGGTTATTTTAGTTATTTTGTCGCCACCATAGGCCATGATCCACTCAGACATAATCCTATCAATGACTTCGGTCGATGTGACATTGGCCTTTTTTTTGTCGGTCGGTCCTGTTTTGCTCTTTGCATCCTTTAAAATATGGTTTGCAAAGGTTTCGCCTGAGTCCATCCATAAGCTGCTCAAAATCCTGGTTATTCTGTTTTTATGGTCGCTTGGCAACATGGCTGGCGATATGCCGTCATTTACTGCCTTTGCCGCCAACCTCATTTCACGCGATATTTCCCTGGCAATACGCCGCTCATATTTAAAAACAAGCCGGTCCAATAACAGAGATTGCAGCCTTTGTTCTCTCTCTGGCGAATTCCCGGTTAATGTTCTAGGCATTACGCTTCGCCGCCATTGTCTGCCAGGTCAAAACTAATAGGAATTGAGCCGGTTGAAATGTAAACAGTATCGCCGCCCTCTTTTAACGGCGGATATCCTTTTATGGCTCGCTTTTCATTGATTGTTAAATCGTCTGAGGCGTCCGCCATGGCCCACAAATCAAACTTTTTATCTATAATTGCCGGTATCTTGTTTATATCAAACTCAACCGTCACACCGTCAAATAATGGCGATAGCCAAGCGTTAAGCTCTTGCGCTATATAATTGGCAAGCGGTATTACTGTTTCCTCATAAAAGGCAAGCCGCGCCTCTTTGTAATTTGAGTATGTCGCGTCACCTGGAATACTCAACAACAAAGGCGGAACACCTAAAGCCAGCGATATATCCCTGGCCGATGAGTCTTTGGTTGCAAGTATTTTCATGTCGGTAGGAGAAAAGCCCATTTGGACCCATTTTATCCCGCCTTCATTGAGCATTGGGCGCCCTGCATTTTTAGCGCCTGAATATTTTTCGTTAATTTCAGCCTTTAAGCGGTTGTATTCTTCTTCGCTCAAGGTCCCTTCAACCTCCAACGCTCCCGATGGTGCTGCCCCGTTTTGCAATAACGATTGAATATGGGTCATTGACTCATTATGTTGATCAATGCCATAGGCCCCGGCCTCAATTGGTGACATTCCATACCAATCATCAATCGGATTAAATGTTTTCAAATGCCGCATATCTGATTCGCCGTTGATCTGGTCAACTAACCATTCGGTTTCGGCCTGTCCAACCTTGTAGACATATTTAAGAGGCATACCAGAGGCGCCAGGCTTGATCGTTGTTCTATCTGGCCTGATAGCGTAAAGTTCAACCGGCGTACCTCTAACAATTGTTCGCTCAATGTATGAGTTCCCCGAAATGCGGTAATACCCAACAACGGCCTCAAAAAATTCAGACTTGCTTTGCATTGGGTTCGGGTTTTTTAATAAGGTTAAAAAGGCGTGTTCTGATAATATGTCGCCGTTTTTCTTTTTGGCGATTATTGGGATGCCTGCTACTGCCTTGGCGGTCTTCTCTATGGCCTGGAATGCAATTACATTTTTGTTGAAGCCTTCCTCGGCAAATGCCTTGTAATTCTTTTTTGACCAATTAGCGCCATTTGTACCAACATGAACTACGCTCCCGGTTTTGGAGTTTTTAGTAAAAAAATTCTTAATGCCCTGAAACATATCGACGCCCCGCTTTTTCATTAAATTTTAGCATAATTTTCCAGTTTACAAGGTCCTAACGCCTGGCCTCGGTTTATTTACGTTCAGCTTGTTAAATCCGCCGCTCGATCCGTCAATTTGATCCTTATATTTTCCAACTGGAAAGGTTTTGTGTTCATCTATAAATGCCTTGGTCCATTCTCTGTTTAAAACTTTAACATTCCCAGCCTCAACTTGCACACTGTAAGGTTCTGCCCTTACTGCCTTATCACCTGTGGCCCTCTCTGCCTGTATGTTAAAACCTGCCAGGTTCTTTACCGTAGCCTCTGCAGACTCTTTACCGCCTGAGCCTGGCTCTTGCTCAATCCAAATATCTACCTCTATTCCGTCAAGCTGCGCGGTTGACTTTATACACGCCTCACGTTTTGCGGCGCTCCATTGGCCTCTAACAACGTCCAAAATATAGAAATAACCATTTGCACACTTGCCAATAAGCACACCAGCCGTGAACGCTCCGCCACCATCCGTTCCGGCTTTATCCCAATATCTGACCCTTTTTACAATATTTTGCGGGACCTCCTCAACAATTTCCAGCTTTTGCCACTCAAAAAACCCGCCCGTTCTTGGCGCTGGCGTTTGCTGAAACTGGCCTGCGACGGCAAAGCGACCCATTACTTTTTTATCTCGGTTCACTGTTTTGCGGGAAAAACGTTCCGGGAATAATAATTCACCCTCTTTTTTTCTTGGGTCCTTAAATCCTATTGATGTTTTAATTGTTGTCTCTGGGTCGTATTCCATAGGCAGGCATAAGTGATCGTAACCTAAATCATTTTCAAGTATAAACCCTGAAACGTCCTCCTCATGTAGTCGCTGCATGACAATGATAATAGCTGAGGTATCGGCGTTATTTACTCGCGTTGGTAATGTCTCCTTAAACACTCTTAAGGCGGTTTCTCTATGAGCTGCCGATAATGCCGCTTCTACGCTATGCGGATCATCCCAGATAACCCGGTCCCCTCGTTTACCTGTCATCGACTTAACGGCGCAAGCCTGGCGAAATCCTGTTTTGTCGGTTTCATAATAGGTTTTTTGGTTTTGGTCACCCATTAGAATAGTTGGCCAGCGGTCTTGATACCAATCTGAGGAAATAAGGCGGCGCATTTTCAAGGTATCTCGGGT